ACAACACCGGCACCCACAAAAGGAGCCATAGCATCAACCATCTGCAACGCCATCTGACGTCGGAACGATTCGTTCACTGGTTGTGTAGAACCAGCTTCAACTTCAAAATCAAACTCGCCCTTAATATAGTCAGCGTCAAAGTTAACCCAAATAGGCATAGCAGAAGAACCAACTACACGAACAGCTTGTTCACCAGTCATAAACTGTTGAGCCAAAGCAATCAAACGCTTAGCACACAAAGAAATGGCACGTTCAATTTCTGCCAACTTGTCAGAAGTTCTAGCATTCATAGCGTCCTGCATAATTGCAGCTTCTGTAGCTGTACGGCTAATTTCACTAGCTCCGCCACGCATAAACTCTGCAACACCGCTAATACGGTCAATGTCTTGCTGAATCAAGTTAGAAACAGAATACATTTCTGGGGGGTTAACAACAGCAGGCATGGGGACAATAACAGAACCCAGTGGGTCTTCTGTAATTACAGGCACAAGCGTGTTGTCCTCATCAGACTCCAAAGCATTACGTCCATCATTGTCGAAAGCTGACTCTTTATACAGCCATTTGCGTGAGAAACGCTTACGATGATTCATCATCTGCGTACGAGTAGCGTTCAACTCATACTGCAAAGGCTCAATAGCCTCCAGCTCACCCATGGGGTAAAACTGGTCGGGAACATCATAGTTGCGAATCATCACAAATGGATGACCAAAACCAAAAGGAATCTTTGTGGGAGCCACAAGAAACTTGCTTCCATTTTCACAGAAAACAGCAACAGTTCCACGTTTTAAATCGTAGTATTCCCATACATCAACAAATGCTTCATCTAGTTGACGATTGTGGCGTGCACGGTCCTCGTGCTCGCCCCAACGAGAATAATGAGTTCCTTCAATTTCTTGACGAGCATTGCGATTGTAACGTGGGTCGTTTTGAACATCCTTTAAAGGACGACGAACACGTTGAGCAATCCATGTCATATCGTCTACAGATGTGGCTTCAGGGTCCACAAAAATATCAAAAGGAGAAACACGCTCAACAAAGGGGCGGTCTTCCACCACAACAGTCTCAGCTTCAAGGTTGAAACCTTCCTCAGGTGCAGCAATCTCTGCATCCTCTTCAGTTAACAAATCAGTATATTTTGATTCCTCAATAAAACGATAACCGACTTTCAGCCAACCATGACCAATAATCAGGTAATCATCCACTGCACGGCGCATCTGTTTCTGGCAATCAAAATGACGCCACCAATAGTTAATCACTGCTTCAGTAATAACAGCACGGTCAGCATCTTCCTGTTTGCGAGCACCAACCGTAATTTTTGGATGGTTAACAGCAACACTAGGGGCAATAACATTAATGGTAGAAAAACACGTGTTGACCAGCATTCGGTCTTCTTCAGTTAAATCATTAAGTTGTTTACCACGATACAAATCAACTAAACGACGCCACAAATCATCGTAACTTTCCTCATCACGCCACTTGCGGGAGTATGTAATTCTTTTACGATAATCAGCTAGAACACTAGCATTGGATGGACGGGCCATCAGACCTCCTCGGTCTCTTCAAGATATGCCTCAACAGCACGGTATACTAGGTTAAGAACTGCAGCCAGCCCAGAGGCTGCTGCGACCTTCCATGCAGACAAATCAAAAACAGCAGCACTAATAGGGGTGCTTAAAGCACCAAAAAGAAATGTTGCTACTGCTCGTTTAATTGCATCAGAGTACGTCATGATTGCTCCTGTGTGTGTGATTGTCATCCATGTGTGCATCAAGCTTGTCATCCATTCTGTCAACCTTGATAACTAGATGTTCTAATAGACCTCGAGATTCGGCGTGCTGTTCGGTGTTTTCCCGACGCAACCGTTGAAGAACAACCACCACAGGACCTGTGATGATTGCCACAGCGATGGGAACCCACCAGCTCATAAGTTATACCCAACGACTTCCGACAGGCTGTGGGTCATACCCACCAGCAATAGCATCCTGAACTTGCTTGTCTTGGCGTTCCTTGATGGTAGGACCATGAAAGTCCTCTTTACCATACGTAAAACCAATACGCACACCCTTAATGTGGCATCGAAAACAAACAGGACCACGACGAGGAAGTTCGTTTTCGTATTCAAACACAGTCAAGCACTCCGTGCAGGTAGTAAAGTTCATACTAAATACCCTAAACCGTTACATTCCGAACGTTATACGAGCCAATGACAACTTTTGGTTTGTATTCACGCACAATATGGTCTGAAAACCAATCCAAAGAGTACTTGGGGGCTATAGATTCGACCCGGTATTCAGGAAGCCACACATGCTTTAGCATTTGATTGGCAATAGCCAAAGACATCACACGGTCATCATGTGGAGAACCATGCATTTTTCCATTATCTTCACGAACAAATGTTCGTAATTCACCAATAGTGAACTCACACTCAACAACAACATCATCATCACGCAACGCCTTAGCAAGCTCGTCAATAGCCAAAGGCTTAGAAGCAGCAGTAGTACGCCAACCTAGAATCTCCGTAGCCTGAGGGCTACGATTAGCAAGCCTACGTTGCCTATAAATATTACGGTACCCGGTTTTTTGCAACGCCTTCAGCGTTGTCAAACCATGGTTATTGTTCTCAACACCAATCAACGCCTGATTATAAAACATCCCCAAGTTATACAAAACATCGGACCCAAACAAGTCAGGCTCCACATGACCATGCCACGTAGCAACCACTTTGCCTGTGGAAGCATCAATTACGTGGGCGGAACTATAGTCACCATGGCTAAGACCTTCAGCAACGTCAGCACCCACACAATACGCTGTTTCACCATTGGGCATTTCCCACACAGACAACGGACCTTCCGACCCATGCATTGCGCCATCCCAAAGAAAACCCCTACGGGGTTGTTCTTTATGGAAAGACCCTAAAAGGTCGATGTCAAATACAGGACGACCAGAACGAACAAAAGCCTCATCAGGGTTAGAAGGATACTCCTGCGCCAACTGCCAGTCCGGAAGCTGCGCCTTTTTAACCGAATACCAATCCTCATCTCGGTCACCAGCAGACCAAGGAAAGAAGACACCTTTGAAGTTGTTGGTACCAGTCTGAGACCCCACCCAAAGTCGGTGAAAGATGTTTCCCTCACCTTTGGCTGTTGAAAGACAAACGATTCGCCCCCCAACGTCGGCAATTGGTTCGATAGAAGCCCAAGCTTCTTCAGAGTTTGGTAGAAACGCCATTTCGTCAATAAATACACGATACACCGATTCACCACGTGCAGGGTCATTACCGCTAGGTAAAGATTCAAGAGCAGATTCATTAGCGAACACCATCTTCAATTGATTATCGGAAACTAGGTCTGGACCACGTTGCTTCATCCAGTCAGGCAACATCTTGTAGCCATACTTAGATTTCTGTAAAAGCTTTGCTGCTTCACGCTCAGTACGGCTCAGCATGACCTCAAAGCGGTCCTGCCAAAAGAACACCTCCCAGAAGGCAAACGCTGCTGCAAGCGTACTGAAGCCAATCTGGCGAGCTTTGAGGACTATTGTGTTGCGGTACGATATCCACGCATAGACGGTCTCACGTTGCGCCTCACGCATCTCAAACAGGATACGCCCCCGTTCTGGGTGGCGTATGTACCAGTAGTTAGAGCAGAAGTACTCAAAGGCATCCACAAGGTCGGTATCGTCGGCGTCATCTGGTCCACGGCATAACCGCCACTCACGCTCATTTAACAATTCGTCAAGATTCATTTAATCGTTGTCTCGCATTTTCAGCAAAGGGTGTTCACCAGTATCACAATATGGGCAGTACGCCCAATTGGAGGGGTACTCCTCGCCACACTTGGAGCATTCCTCCAGTTCCATCACACAACCTTGAGAGCACGTGTCTGCTTCTCACGGGCAGCCACAGCAGAGATAAGTTCGTCTAACTCTGAGTCGGATAGTTCGGAGATGCGTTTGTCTGATTTGACTTCCACTGTAGCGGGAGCCATCCTGTTTGTAGCCTGCAAGTATAGCTGGGCTGATTTAGTGTCACCCTCAACAGCTTTTTTATATAAAGTATCCAGAACGTTTTGTGTACGTTCAGGACTACCCTGGATTTCATCAACTCGTGACCGCCACTCATCAAGGAACACCTGCTTCTTTTCCCAGCGTCTCAATGTTTTTACATCAACGTCTAATTCTTTAGCCATGGCAAGCTTTGTGCCGGGCTGACGTTCGCTAGGGGCTGTGCATAGCCAATCAAGGTACCGTTGTTGAGTGGCAGTCAAAACCGTTTCTACATTCATACATTCATAGAGAATTCGTAACATTTTAGTCATTCCATTTTTGAGGTTTGAATAAAACGGAGGGCTAATAGTGAGAATCATTCTCACAAAATGTTACGGTGGGGGGGGATTATAGGGGGGGGAACAAGAAACCCGCCCACCTGCCGGTGGCGGGTCAGGCTACCACAAGTCAGGAGCCACGTAAGTGAGCGACTGACACAAGTTACTAGGAGATAATGACATGCCCAAAGTTGGAAAAAAGGAATACGCATACACACCTAAAGGCATGGCGCAAGCCAAAGCCGATGCCAAGAAAAAAGGCATGAAAGTATCGTATGGCAAATCCAAAAAAAGCAAATAGCTACACAAAACCAGGACTTCGTGAACGCCTAAAAAACGAAGTCATGGCAGGAAGCAAAGGAGGGCGACCAGGTCAATGGTCAGCCCGAAAAGCACAACTGCTAGCACAACGCTACGAATCAGCTGGCGGAGGATACAAAGGCGGACCAAGCAAAGCCCAACGTAACCTCAAAAAATGGACCAAAGAAGAATGGGGAACACGCTCAGGCAAACCCTCAACCCAAGGACCCAAAGCCACAGGTGAACGCTATTTGCCAAAGAAAGCCATCAAATCTTTAAGTGCAGCAGAATACGCTGCAACCACAAAAAAGAAACGTGAAGGCACACGCAAAGGAAAACAATTCGTCCCCAACACGCCAGCAGCAAAAGCTGCAGGACGTGCAGCTAGAAAGGCAAAATAACATGCCCAAAGTAGGAAAAAAAGAATACGCATACACACCTAAAGGCATGGCGCAAGCCAAAGCCGATGCCAAAAAGAAAGGCATGAAAGTACAATACGGAAAGAGCAAAAAAGGTGGCAAGTAAAAAAGACCCACGACTAGCCAGAGCAGGTGTCAGCGGATACAACAAACCCAAAGCCACACCCAGCCACCCAACCAAATCACACATAGTCGTCGCCAAATCAGGAGGACAAATCAAAACCATCCGATTCGGACAACAAGGAGTCAAAGGCTCACCCAAAAAACAAGGTGAATCAAAAGCCTACGCAAGTAGGCGTAAACGATTCCAAACACGACACGCCAAAAACATAGCAAAAGGACCAATGAGCGCAGCATACTGGGCAAACAAAGTCAAATGGTAAGCCTATAAAGGCAACCACAAAAGCCAAATAATATAAGAAGAACGGGACTCCCACGGAAACAAACCGGCGGGGGTCCTTTTTTTTATGCCCAAAAACCCGGAACCTATCAAGCTATCGCTCTCGCCCTGGCTCAGAAGAGTCCCACGAAAATTGGTGTACGTAGGGGAGGGGCTATGGGGGTGGGGCGTTTGCCTGTATCGCACCCGTTTCCTGCCTGTATCCGCCCGCATACCCTTACGCCACTTCATTTTCTCGCCATGCGGTAACTACGGGAAACCCTTACGGGACAAGGGCGCACACAATAAGTGTAGGGCATGGATACTACGTCAGTACAGACTAGTCAGTATTGACCGCCTATCCATGTTTCTAGAAAACTAGAAACCTAGTCATGAAGAATGATTAGCAATAGAAAAGGAAATACATTGACCAGAAACATAGCGACCGCATTGCGGAGCGACCTAGTTACCTTGTTGGACACTCTCGTTTTACGGGACTTCGCAACGAAAAAAGCACGCCTACTGAATTGGGTGTTGTTTTATGACTTGTGGGAGTCTTCGGGATTATCGAAGAATGAGTTTGTGAAAATACTTGTGGAACGTGAAGTGATTTCTTCTACTTCGCAAGGTAACAACAATCTCAGTGACATTGAGTGGGCTTTAGAGTATGACGACTCTTTTGGTTTCACTGGCGATTATGAAAATGCGAAACTTGTTGGTGAGTTCACTAGTATGGGCGAGATTTACAAGTTGCGTAATCAGGATAGGGCGAAATCTTCTAAGAAGAAGACAACTAAGCCTGAGGCAGAAGTTCAGGCAATCGCTAAGCGAGTTGCCAAAGGCAGAACGAAAGCGCAACTTCGTGCGATTATTGCCGAACTTGAGAAGTTGGCGAAATAGTTTCTAGATTTCTAGAAATGCAACCACAGGAAAGGATTGACTGTGTTTATGTCATTGCAGGAACTTCGCAGTGCGCTTGTCCAAGTTGATGAGCGCATTGCGGAACATAAATCGGTGTCGCCTCGTTTGGTGGCTCTTGTTGAGGCTCGTGCTCGTCTGTTGATGGCGATTGCTCGGGCTGAGGCTGAGGGGGCTATCTAGACATTGACGGTCACGCATTGGCGACAGTGCGTGTTCCGTCTGTGCCTATGGTAGGTATGGAAAAGAAAACATGGAGAATGAAATGAACATTCAGAAAACTATTGACCGTTTGCGTGAGCAGGCGGAGTATGAGCGTGAGGTTGGTTATTTTCCGTCTCGTGCTAGTCGTTTGGATTACATTGCTAATCAACTTGAGTGCATGACTGATGACTATTTGGGTCGTGGGATTGTGTTTGGTGAGGTTGTGGCATGAAGTTTTGGTGTGAAGATGAGAGTCTCATGTCTGAGGTGAATACCTTCTTTTGGGTTTGTTCGCTGGTTCATGGGCATTTTGTAGTAGAGCAAGAACTAATAACAAAAAAGTTTGAGAGGGTTGAGTCTTTTGCAGAAAAGTACAAAAAAGAAGTTGAGTCAGGCAAGTTCTGGGTCCATGTTCAGGCTATGAAAATAGTCTGCGAGGGAGAGTTTGTTGCAACAAAAGAGGAGGTTGCGTCATGAGGTATTTGTTAGGTTCTTTGATTGACATTGTTGGTCGTTGGTTGGGTTTCATTCCGACTGAATTTGATTGTGACGGTTGCGACGTTTGCTCATACCCTGACGGGTTGCGCAACGTCTCACCGTTGTACGTCAAGACTTTGACGGGCAAGGAGGATACGGAACAGCAGTGTTTCTAGATTTCTAGAAAGTCTTTGTTTTGACATTGACGGTCGCACATCGTTTGTCCGGTGTGTGTGCCGTCTGTGCCAAAGTGGTGCAGATACAGAAAAGAGAAAACAATGAAACACGAATACACAGACAGAAACCAAATCACTATTTCCATAGGGGTGTCACGTTGGTGGCTATCTCTTGTGCATGAGGATACCAACGGTGAAGAAGTAAAAGAGTTGGCGTTAGTTGAGTACATACCCAACAGCCATTTCCAATCACATCAGTGTGTACCACTGAATGTGTGGTTTGATAGTTCAATGAATGATTGGGAACTCTTTATTGACCTGAAAAGGAAGCCAGAATACTATGTTTCGTATGCCGTAAGTGAGGCAGATGTTGTTGGTAGGGCTATGAGTAAAGCAGTGAATTATGTTGAGAGCATTAGGAGCAAGGCGAAAGGGTTTGAGATTGAGATTGAGGAGGTCAAATAATAACTTGACACGAATGTATCTATCCGACTACTATCAACCACGAACTCCTAGACACCTAGGAGTTCTATACATAAAACAATCCACAATAGATTACTAGGAGGTAATCATGGAAACAGAAAACAACAACGAAGAAGTCCCGGACGAGAACATTGTTCTTGATACTTGGGAATGTGAATGGTGCAACAGTACGTACTGCCACCCCAGCGAAGACGCTGATGTGGCTGCGGAACAAGGCGTAGACATGTCTGAGCAAAACCTAGTTACATGGCGTGGACTCAATACCCACATCTGTGACGACTGTTACTCAGATGACTTCCGTGTATGTGAAGATTGCAACGATGGTCTGAACTGTCATCGTGACGACTACACATACGTGCCGTATGACCGTCTAGTGTGCTACGACTGTCTCAACGACCATTACCAATACTGTGACCAGTGCGAAGAGTACTCACACATTGACGATGTTCGTTGTGACTGTCAGGACGATTACAGTCGTTCGGGTTACATCAACTCATACGGTCGTGACATGAAGAACTACGTCTCGTTCTACATCGCCAAAGACAATCACGTTAGTTCAGAACCTAGCGGTCTTGTTGTGACGGGTTTTGAGAACGAGATGGAATGTGTTGATGGTGACTTAGGCGAATGTGCCGAACTTGCCCACAACTTGTTCTCACCTCACGGTTGTATTCTCAAAGAGGACGGCTCA